CGGTCTGCCCTGCCCTGCCCGTCTCACAAGGTGAGACGCACCCCCCTATGCTAAATCTGAGTCGCAGGGGGCATATATACCCCAACAAAAAATATTTGCTAAAGTGAGATCCCCGTAATATGGCTCTGACCTGCGGTTATGTACTGTGTGACTAACGTCACATTATCAAAACGGGAATTGGTCTAAATTTCCTGCCTTATATATAGTAGGGGAGTAAAGCGGGGAATGGTCCGGTTTACGAGCTGTACGCTACGGGTGGAACCCTTCGCGTAGCCCCCTAGGGCGAAGCGATCAGTACCACTAAATACGGGATAATTCTATTCAGTATTGAATCTCATTATGTGAGACAATCAGCTTGGTATAAAACTCATACCGAACTTGGTATAAGGAATCTGTGATTCCGGCCCTTTGAATATTCCGGCCCTATTTTAGGAGATTACGTGGCTGATAACTCAGCAGATATAGCCAAGCGTATTATCCTTGGATGTGTAGCAGAAGGTATGACTATCGACGCGGCCTGTGGCAGCGCCGGTAAGTCTATTAAGACCTACGAGTACTACCGTCGCACCGATAAGATTTTTGCAGACAAAGTAGATCGTACCCGCCTTGGGTTGAAGGAGAAGTCCTTTGCATCCGGCGATGTTCACGATATCGACTTCGTGGAGTTCCGCCAGAAGTTCCTGCACAGCCAGACCTTCCCGCACCAGAAGAACCTCATAGATGTCATCGAAGGGCGTGAACCTTCGTGGTTCCACCCCAGTATGAAATATGAGCCAGGACTTGCCTCGAACCGCGTCCTGATAAATATTCCGCCAAACCACGCAAAGTCGATTACGGTCACCGTTGACTACGTTACCTGGCAGGTAGCACGTAACCCCAACTTCCGAGTACTGATAGTCTCACAGACACAGCAGCTCGCAGCAGACTTTCTCTACGCCATCAAGCAGCGACTAACGCATCCGATGTATGCAGACCTCCAGAGCGCTTATGCAGCTGGCGTAGGGTTTAATTCTAAGACCGCCTCTTGGCAGGCAACCCGCGTTACCTTCGGTGATGAGCTTCGTGAGTCTTCTGAAAAGGATCCGAACATCGAAGCCGTCGGTATCGGCGGTCAGATTTACGGTAAGCGTGCCGATATGATTATTGTCGATGACGCCGTGACCTTGAAGAACGCTAATGAGTTTGAGAAGCAAATCCGGTGGTTAACCCAAGACGTGCGTTCTCGTCTTAACCCAACCGGCAAGTTAATTATTATTGGTACACGAGTAGCCTCGGTAGACCTATACCGCGAGCTACGCTCTGAGGATAGATACCCAGGTGGCCTTGTCCCTTGGAAGTATCTAGCGATGCCAGCCCTGCTTGATGCAGATGAAGACCCCGACAAGTGGGTTACCCTTTGGCCTGCCTCAGATGCACCCTTTGATGGACAGGCAGAATCGGATAAGAACGATGACGGCCTATATCCACGCTGGTCTGGTCGTAACTTGTATAACGAACGTCAAGCGATGGATGCTAGTACCTGGGCTTTGGTCTACCAGCAACAGGATGTATCTGAGAACGCTGCCTTTGACCCCGTATGTGTAAAAGGTTCTATTGATGGAATGCGTAAGGCTGGCAACTTAGTTGCAGGCCACCCAGGACATCCACGAGACTTAAACGGCTTTACCTACATCTGTGGGCTAGACCCTGCGATGATTGGCGATACCGCAGCTATCTGTTACGCCATTGATAGATCAACGAGCAAGAGGTACATAGTAGATGCTATCAAGATTAGCCGCCCGTCTCCAGCCGATATCCGTAATCTTATTTTTGATTGGACATCCCTATACTCACCGTCCGAATGGATTGTTGAGAAGAACGCCTTCCAATCTTTCTTAACGCAGGACGAAGGCATCCGTATGCACTTAGCTTCCCGCGGCGTGCAGTTCAAGGAACACCATACAGGTTCTAATAAATGGGATGCCGGTTTCGGTGTGGCATCTATGTCTACCCTTTTTGGTACCAAGCAGTTTGATGGTAAGCACCATCGAGATAACTTAATACATCTTCCATCAGATCAGACCGAGAACATTAAGGCTCTGATAGAGCAGTTGATTACCTGGACTCCAACGACTAAGGGTAAGACCGATATGGTAATGGCACTGTGGTTCTGTGAGATTCGAGCACGTGAGATGCTTAACTACGGTCAGTATGCAACCCACCATATGAAAAACCCTTTCCTCTCTCGTCACGAGATAGGTAAACGCACAGTGATTAACTTAGAAGAAGCATTCGCAGAACAAAACAAAATCAGAGTCATATAGGAGACATAATGAAGATACGTGGAGAATCAGGCGCTGTTCCCTTTAGAGGTGCAATGGCAGGCGGAGCACGCCCCGTTGCAAAGGCAGCCGCAAAGGTTGTTGCAAAGGCAAAGGCAAAGTCTACTGCTAAAGCAGCAAAAGGTTTGAAAAAATCAAATGAAAAAATTACAACTGAAGTAATCCAGAAGAGAAGCGTCAGAGTAGTCCCACCAAAGAATAAGTAAGGATACCGTTATGGCTAAGAAAAAAGAAACCGACTACCGTGCTGGTAGCGCATTGCTTAAGAAGCAACTAGCAGCACGTGCTGGAAAGCCTATTGGACTTCCTTCAAAGAAAAATGTTGTTAGCGCTGCTAAACAAATTGGTGGAGCGGCTCTTCTTATTGCCGGACCAGGTAAAGTAGTTAAAGGTGCTCAAGCAGGAGCAAAAGCAGTTGTTAAAGCAGCAGCAAAAAGACAAGGCAAAAAAGAAGTTGCCAATACTAAAAAGGCAGTTCGCTACGTTGTAGAAAAAGTACAACCTAAAACTATTGCTGAAAATAGCGTAAAAGTACGCAGAGGAAATCCTGCTGAAGCTAAAAGACTTAATGAACTTAGTAACAAAAGAACACAAGATATTGCAACTGGAAAAAGAGCAAAGAGCGAAGAGGCTTCAGTAAAAAATATGAAGCCAGCAAAAGTTGTAAAAATCAACTCAGGAACATCAAAGTCTTCAACTAAAAAGAAGTAAGGACCCTACATTGTTATCAGTCAAAGAAGTTGACGCGAAACTATCGCGGCTACGCCAACGGTCTGCGTCCCGCGACCAGCGTATGCGCGACGTGCTTTCGGTACGTCAAGGAGATATCTCAAAGGTATTTCCATCTATGTTCTCCGAGGACTATCCTAAGCCTCTCGTTGCCAACTTCATTGACGTAGCAGCACGCGATCTAGCAGAAGCAATGGCACCACTGCCATCCTTTAACTGTTCAGCGACCAATATGGTTTCCGATACGGCCCGTAAAGGTGCAGATACTCGTACCCGCATTGCCAACTTCTATGTTTCAAACTCTGACCTACAGCTCCAGATGTACACCGCAGCCGACTGGTATAACACCTATGGTATGTGCGTTGGTATGGTTGAGATGGATTACGATGACAACAACCCACGTATCCGTATGCTCAACCCATTCGGTGTCTACCCAGAGCTAGACCGTTACGGCAGAACATTATCTGTGACTCAGGTTATTATTACCGATGCAGAGTCTTTGGCAGCGCAGTACCCAGAGTTCTATGAGCAAATCCTTGGTCGCAACCAGTACCAGCTATCTTCACCGTATGTGTCAATGGTTCGCTACCACGACAAGGATCAAGACCTACTCTACTTACCAGAGCGTAAGAACCTAGTCCTATCTTCAACACCTAACATTCTTGGTAAGTGTATGGCACGTACCGTAATGCGTTCATCCCTAGACGGAGAAGCACGCGGTCAGTTTGATGATGTACTCTCAGTACAACTCGCTCGTGCTCGCTTTGCTATCTTGCAGATTCAGGCAGCTGAGAAGTCTATCCAAGCACCTATTGCTATCCCACAGGATGTGCAAGAACTTGCACTTGGACCAGATGCAATTATGCGTTCTGCTAACCCACAAGGCATTCGTCGCGTACCACTTGAACTCCCACCTGGAGTCTTTACTGAATCCGGCGTATTAGAACGTGAACTTCGTATGGGTGCTCGTTACCCAGAATCACGTTCAGGCAACATCGACGCATCTGTGGTCACTGGTCGTGGTGTGCAAGCACTTCAGGCTGGATTTGATACACAGATTAAGGCAGCACAGGCACAGTTTGCTCGACTATTTACAGAACTTGTTTCTCTTTGCTTTGAAGCAGATGAGAATGTATTCGGCGGTATCCCAAAGACTATTAAGGGATCTGACGATGGAACACCGTATGTACTCAAGTACATCCCATCACGTGACATTAAGGGCGAGTACGGCGTAGATGTCCGTTACGGCATTATGTCTGGTATGGATCCTAACCGCGCCATCATTGCTTTACTACAAATGCGTTCAGATAAACTCGTCTCACGTGACTATGTACGTCGTGAGATTCCAATGGACCTTAACGTTACACAAGAGGAACAACGTGTTGATATTGAAGAGATGCGCGACTCTTTGCGCGTTGCTGTTGCTCAGTACGCTCAGGCGATACCGGCACTCGCGGCGCAAGGCCAAGACCCTTCACAGATTATCGGACGTATCGCAGCTGTTATCCAAGGTCGCCAAAAGGGACAAGCGCTAGAAAACATTATCGAAAAGGCATTTATGCCAGAACCAGCCCCAACCCCAGAGATGCCACCTATGGCACCAGGTATGGAGCAACAGATTCCAGCAGCAGGTGTGGCCCCCGCTCCTGCCTCGCAGCAACCTCCACAAGAACAAGCTGGTCAGGCCCCTGCTGCTGGTCAACGTCCAGATATAGCTCAACTACTAGCCGGTATTTCCGGCGCAGCTTAAGCGAGGGAGGTGTAAATATGAATAAAGGATCACGTGCATCAGCACCTGTGTCAAAGCCAGTTGAAGGCAAGAAGGATACCTCTAAGCCAGCAGGCGGCAAGGTATTTTTTGGAATGATGCCAGCAGGCCGTCGCGGTACAGCAGTAAAAAAGGGATAACAAATTTAGTGGAAGGTGTATGGGACGATGGACAATAATAGAATTCGTCGTCCTATACGCCCTTCTGACTTTGTTGTAGTACTTGCAGAAACTGCGTATAATTTTGCGCAGGCTGCAACAGGATTTTTTGAATCATTATATGAATTAAGCATTTATCACGCTAACCACAAGACTGAAACTAATCAAGCGTGGGAGCAGATGGCGCAAGACCTAGAGACTTTAGAGGAGGACCGATGACAACAGCACCAATGAATCCATTGGCTGGCCCTGCAGGTCCTGGTAAATATTCAACACGTACAGATAACCTAGATATGGGTTCAATCGCATACGGAGAAGGTGTAGAGACAGCCGCTATTAAGTCAGGCGCTCCACTTGCAAAGACTGGCAACGTAAAGGGAACACCTGCATCTGCAGTGCGTGAGGCAGCACTAACACCTTTATATGCTCCTAGCCAACGTCCAGAAGAACCAATAACTACAGGTATTAATATGGGACCAGGTGCAGGATCTGAAGCGCTTATGATGCGCCAAGAAGATGACACAAACTTTCGTACCGCTATCTCAGAATATATGCCAGTATTAAACTTTATATCAGATCAACCAAACACGTCACCTGAAACTCGTGCCGCTATCAAGAAACTAATGGACAATCTGTGAGCGTATGGAACAGAATTGGTGATGTAGCCACAACAGTAGGCAAGACCGTAGCAAGCCCTGTAACCAACCTCGCTAAATGGGGCGGAGAAGTTGCAGGCGGTGTTGGAAGCGCAGCGCGTTTTGCTTGGGATTTTGGAACTGCACCTTGGAACTCTGCAGATGAATACAATGGCTTTGTTCAATCATTTAAGACTGCATCAGAACCAGAAGCTAAAGATATAATCAAGCCTTTAGCATCTGCTGCTGGCGCAATAATGAAAGTACCTCTTGTCCAGCCAGCGCTTGAGCGTATCAATAATATTAACCAAGAGTATATTCGTCAACCTCTTTCCACTGTTGCACTTGCTGTTGGTGAAGTCAGTAAACGAAGTGTTACAGGCGAAGGTCCACTCATTGCAGAACTTGGTTATTTTGACCCTAACCTATGGCGCAAGGCTTACAAAGGCGCACAAGAGATTTCATTTGGTCAGGCAATCGTAGGAAATGCACGTTCTGTATATGACCCAAAGTTTAATATCTACGATCCAGCTCAACGTGATGCAGCTTTTAAGAAAAGCGCTTGGGGTAAAGTTGCATCTGGTGGAACTGACTTAGTACTTCAGTTTTTTGGTGACGTTACTGTTGTTGGTGCTAAAGCTGGTATGGCACTTAAGGCTAGCAAACTAGGCGTTGGTAAGTTAACCAACGCTAATGCCGTAGCAAAGGCTGCAGAAGATATTACCAAGGCCCAGTATGGCGTTAACAATCGCTTTACTAAAGTGATAGATGACTTTACAGTTAACGATTCTACCTACGCACTAAGCCATCCAATGGTTAAGTCTTCATCTGAACCAGCGTTACTAGCACATTTGCTAGGCGATTCTGTAGATCGTGATGAAACAGCAATGATTCTACGTTCCGCTCTGGGTGATCCTGCAGCAATGGATGAATTACGTCTACAACGCGCATATATCACAGATGCTTTAGAAGCAGCTCGTGCTGATTTAGATACAGTCACAGAGTTTAAGCTCTTTGCAGCTCCAGATGGTAGCGGTATGCTTCCATTTTTGAACGATGACCCTGCAGTTATCAAGGCAGCGCAAGATAATTACTCATCTTTGATTGCATCTGATAAATACTTTGCCAAGTTTATGCAAATCGGTGAAGGTGGCGGTACACTTACACGCACAACTGGTAAGGTTCTACAAGGAGCAGAAGATTTTGTAGCTAAAGCACGTGCAATTAAATTTTATGACCAAGCAGTGGGTGCCTCTAAGGTAGAAGTCTACCAGCCAACACCATTTCACAGACTATACCAAAAGGTTTCCTGGCTAGGCGGAGAACGCCCTGCTGGACTTGTTGACTTTAACGACCCTGACTCATATCGTGAGATTGTAGCAACCCTTGGTCGCGTTGGTCCAAGCGATGCTATAGCAGGAACACCTGCAAAGGTAAGACGCTTAGGCCTTTTAACTCAAGAACAGTCAAACAAATTACTTAATGAATACATTGGTGCTGCTACACCAGAAGCGCGTTTTATTGCAACCCAGAATCTTGAAGAAACTGTATTGCGCTCACTTGCTGCAAAGCACGGCATTGAAGAAGAAGCAATCAATACTCTTTACAATGATTACAAGGGTGCTCGAACATCTGCTCTTAAGTCAATGCAAGATCGTGGCTTTATGGTAGATACTGATGGTGGCATTATCAAGGTTCAGCAGTTAGAATCTCAAAGCGCAAACTTCTTACCGTTAATGGATTTTGATTTAGCAGATAGAATTATTGGGCGCAACGCTGCAGGTATTAATGCTTTCCTTGGTAGAAAAAAAGATGGTTTGTTTAATACTGCCGATATCGTTCAAGACTTGTTTAAGGCAGGAGCTTTGCTTCGCCTTGGTTATACCCAGCGTAACACCATAGATTCTCAGCTTCGTATTGCTGCATCTGTTGGTGCTATGGCATCTCTTCGTCACCTAGGTCCTGGAATTAAAAACATTGTAAATAATACAAACAGTAACCTTTCTAGACTTGTAGATAGAATTAACCCTCTTGGTGAAAGACTAAATTTTGCTGATGTTCAGAGGTCAAGTATTGGTGTTATTCGTGAGCTTGAAGAACTTAAGTCTAAGATTGGTGCAGGAGAAGCTAGACTATCTCTTTTTCCAGATGACGTTGATTTAATGGGTGAGGTAAATACTCTTAAGTTATTACAAGAAGAAAAACTTGCAGTCTATAATAGCTACGCACAAACTCTTAGTAGTTCAAAGAAGGCAAAACCTAAAGATCGTATTGGCAGTGGCTCTTTTACGGTAACTACTTCTGATGGTCAAGAGTATATTCTTGATGACGCACTTGGTGGACCTCTTGCAGATATGTACCGCAAGATTGCATCTTCTGCCAATTCATTTGAACGTATGGTAGATAGCAATACAGATATGTATGCCAAAAAACTTTCCTCAAAAGGCATAGCAGCTATTCGCCCTACGAATCCAGGTTACTTTGAACAATGGTCACAAACTCTGCGTCAACAGTTTGGTAACTCAGCAGTAGTAAGAAAACTTGCTAAAGGTGAAACTATTGATGATATTGCCAAGTGGTTAAAATCATCTCCCGAAGGACGCGATTTACGTCGTCGTTTATCTATTGATTCAGGTGATTCTGTAGAATATGTAACTCGTATTAGCAACTTCTTTGACACCTACCTTCCGGTATCTTCAAACCTTCGTAGCAAGTTAAACGATATAACTGCAGATGATTTAAGAACAACCTTTAAGGACCCAACAGATTTGCCTATTATTCACGGTCATCTTCTTGAAGAAACGTTTTTTAACAAAACACAAAACATAGGAACAAGATTTGTCAATAGCGCCTTTAAGTTACTTGCAACTCTTCCTGAAGACGCTCTAGCTCGCAATCCTTTATACACTTATTTTTATCGTCAAGAAGTAAAGCGTAGAGTTGATGTTGTAGCTGGACTCAAGGGAGATAGAATCTCAGTAGAAGACCAGCAAAAGATTATGTCTGTAGCTCGCAAAATAGCTCTTCGTGAAATGAAGGGTGTGCTTTTTAATATTGAGCGCAAGACAAATTTTGCTACCCTGATGAAGTATATTAACCCATTCTTTTCAGCACAGGAAAACGCATACAAGACTTGGATGAAGTTTGCTGTTTCTAATCCAGCGATTATCAATCGTGGATACCTATTGTGGCAATCGCCAAACAAGGCTGGATGGGTTACAGATCAGGACGGCAATCCAGTTCCAGAAGGTCAAACCTCTGGTAGCGATATTATGTACTTCTCAGTACCGGAAGGCATAACGCGAGTAATCCCAGGAATGGCTTCTCTCAGCGAGTTTGGTATTCCTAAAGCATCTTTGGATATTATATTCCAAGGTGGTATGGATGCTTTGTATAGCCAAGGTAACCCTAATTTATTCAGCGATATATTCCCAACAGGTCCTTACGTTGCGGTGCCTATTGCTGAGATTACAAAGAATAAACCTGATGTAAGAGAAACACTCAAATTCCTATTCCCATATGGATATCCTAAAAATGTAGCAGGAGGCTTCCTGCCAACTTGGACAAAGAGATTAAGCACTCGTTTTGCAGGTCAAGATGACCCACAGTTTGCTAGGTCTTATCAGTTAATTTACAACACTGAACGCCAAAAGGCAGCCGAGCAAGGAATCCCTATGCCAAAGCCAGAGAAGATTCTTAGAATGACTAAGGATTACTGGAACTTGCGTACTTCCGCAGCGCTTATTATGCCATTTGCTCCACGCTTTGAAACACCTTACAAGTTCTATCTTGATAAGTCTCGTGAGTATGATCGCATTTACGGTGTCAACTCTGGTGCTAAGTTTCTTGAAGACTTCCCAGAGTACTTTGAGTTCTCAGCAAGTCTTTCAAAGAACCCAACTGGAGTACAGTCTTCAATAGCGGCTACTAAGAATATTAAAAAGTATGAAGAACTCATTGGCGAGGTAGTCAAGATTGATTCCAAGCTAGTTGGTTTAATTGTAAATGACCCATCTGGCTATGAATTCTCACAGTCTGCCTATGACTATCTATACAAGAAGCGCGTATCTGCAGATGCTCCTGATAGATTCCTTTCTTCACAGAGTCCTGCTGAGTCACAAAGAAAAACAGATGCCGAAAAGGGATGGGTTCAATACAACAAGTTTATGGATATATTGGATACTGAACTTTCCGCTCGTGGTCTTACCTCTATACAGCAAACTGGCGCACAAGACCTTGCAATTATTAAAGATGCTTTTATTAACAAGCTGGCTGTACAAACAGATGTTGAAGGAAAGCCAGTATTTGATAAGAAGACAGGCGAGTATGCTCGTACTGCCTGGTATGATGATTACTTAGATGATGATGGATCTAAAACAAATAGAGTTATTGCAGGATTGGGTAAGATTCTTAATAACGAAGAGTTTGTAAAGAATAATAAAAATAACACAACTTGGAAATCTGTTAATAAATACCTTGAGTTTAGAAAATCTATTGCTCAGGAACTTTTATCACGAGAAGCAAAATCACTTAATGCTAAATCAAATGCTGATTTAAGAATTGTTTTTGATGCAATAATTAACAAATTAAAGCAAGATGACAAACTAGGATTTACCTATATCTATGATAGGTTCTTATCACAAGACCTAACCGTAGATAAGCAGTTGACACCAAAGGCGGTTAAATAATGGCAGATTTTTATGATGGTCTTGTAGCATCAGGTTTAATTACCAAAGAACAAGCTGATGCTGCACGTGCTGCAAGAGTCACTAGTACTACTGCTGCAA